AAGCCCGTTGGCCGGGTTGATGTCGATGATCGGCACGAAGTACTGAACCGTAACAGCCCACAGCAGACCGGAGCCGTCGGCCGCGGCGTAACTCCACTTCATCGCCTTGCACGAAGTGAACGACGGGTGAGCCGTGCCGTAGGCCACGCCGGGGGCCGTGAGGATCGCGGCCACGCTGGTCGTCGGCGGCGGTGCATCGACACGCACCAGCCACGTTTCCGACAGGTTGTGAGACTGCCGAAACTCCCCGTCCCCGGAGGCCTTGTTGGGCTGGTACTTGGTTGAGATGACGGCCATGATTTATCCCGCGAAGGAGAGCTCCTCGATGTCGAGGCCCATGTCCTCGGTGTTGTCAGCGATCCGCTCGGTGGCCCGAGCCGTCCGCTCCGCAGCGTCTTCCGTCTCGCCACGCATCAGGCGGAACATTTCTGCTATGCCTTCCTTCGAGCGGGAGTCGACGGCCTTGAGCTCCTGGTTGACGGCGGTGACACCGGCAGCAACACCAGCGGCGACCCCGCCGCCGGCAATGGTCGTCTTGTTGGCAACGTCCATCTGCCCGGCCGACAGCCTCGACTTTGCCAGGGCCGCGTCGAGGGCTGCCGTCAGAGGGCCAGCCCCGCCGCCCCCGCCACCCGAGCCGAAGGCGTTGGAGAAGTTCTCACCGGCCAGGGCGAAGTTCCCGCGGGCGCTGACGGCGATCCTCTCGGAGAGCTCCTTCGCGGCGCTGGAGAACAAGCCGACGATTCCCACCGCCCCGGTCAGGACGGTCTGGAACATCGCCGTCCAGGCTCGACCCACGCCGGCCATGTAGGAGGCCGATCGGCTGATCATCTCCGCCACGTTGCCCCAGATGGCCCCGATGCTGCCGACGAACTCCCACACACCAGTGAGCCCGGAGATCAGGAAATCGCCTACGCCGGCCATGTAGCGGGCGGCCTCGATGATGCCCTCCCCGATGGCCTGGCCGATGTTGGTTCCACCCATCGAGCCGACGAAGTCGGTGAACGTGGTGGCGATCGAGGTAATCGACGGGGCGAGGTAGGCGGTGATCTGCTTGACGATGCCGCCGATGGCCGCGTGGACCTTGCTGAACGAGTCGTTCATGGCCTCGACGTCCCGGCCCTGGGCCCCGGTGAGGGCCATCCCGAACCGCTGCGCCTCCTCGGTGGCCTCCCGGATTGATCCGGCCCCGCCGGCAAACAGGGGGAGCATCTCGGCACCGGCCCGGCCGAATAGCCTCACCGCCGCGGCGGCCCGCTCTGCCTCGGTCGGGAGCCCGGCGATGGCATCGGTGATCGCGGAGAATCGCTCCGCAGAGGACTTCCCCTGGAGATCGGCCAGCGAGAGGCCGATGGCCGAGAACCCCGCCTGAGCGGTTGCGGAGCCCTGGGCGGCCTTCACGAATGCCACATCGGCTTTGGTCGCGGCCTTCCCGATGACGTCCATCGAGACCCCGGCGAGGTCGCCAGCGTGGGCCAAGCCGGCAAGCTCAGAGTAGGTCATCCCGAGGCGGGCGCTCATCTTGCTGGTGGAGTCGATCACCTCGGCTTGGGCCTGGCCCACACCCACCAGGGAGCGGGCGTAGCTCATGGCGGTCGACGCCACGGAGCCGAGCAACTGCGCCCCGGAGATCGCGTTCAGCAGCTGCATGCCGCCGCGGAGCCCGGCAACATCCTTCTGGAGCCCCTTCAGGGAGGAGCTCGCCTTCGACACACCGGCGGAAAGCCCGGAGCTCGAGGCGGTGAATATCGCGGAAACTTTGCCGATGCCGGCCATATCAGATTCCTTGGGCTTCCATTTGGGCTGCGAAGAACGGGATCCGTCGCAACTGGGCTTTCAACTCCTCTTCGGTCTGAACCGGGGCCCGATAGCTCGGCAGGAACTTTTCCTCGAAGTCAGGCTCGACCTTCGATCCCGCCGCGGCCGCGGTCACCGCCGCCAACTTCCCTGACCTGGACCACTCGTCACCGAAGGGCTCGACGCGCCAGAAGGCCATCCACCATTTCAGCTGTCGGAGCGTGATCCGCTTCGACAGCGCCTCGACATCCCACTCGTGACAAGCCAGGGCCAGCCTCCCGAGAAATAGGGTCAGGGGCTGGCCGCGGATTTTTCCGCCTGGTCCTCGATCTCCGTGTCGTCGACCTTGAGGAGCTCGATCCCGACCTTCCACACCTCGAGGAGCCCGTCGGGCTTCCACGCTGCTAGGGTCGGGACGTCGGCATCAGTGAACAGCCGCTTGCCTGCTTCGTCGCACAGGAGCAACGATGCCACCTTCGCGCGCCACGGGGCCGGCTGGCCCTTGTTGGCCTCACAGAACATCGACCACTCGTCGTAGGCCTGGGCGGTCGGATCCAGGAGGAAGACATCCCCGCCCCACGCGGCGACATGGAGCCGCGTCGGGGGGGCAGTCTTGTTGGCCTCGAGGCCGAGGAGATCGTCGCGGGTCAGCATGGTTACCCCATGAATTGAAACTGGTACGAACCTTGGATCAGTTCACCGGCAGAGCCGACACGCTGGACGTTTGCCAGTTGCGCGGGCCAGCTGGTCGTGGTGCCGGCGATCGTGAACGACAGCGTTGCCGAGAGGCCGATGTCGGAACGGGCGAAGGGGGGATTCCCCCAACACCGGAAAGAGATCGAGCCTGGCTCGATCATGGTGATCTCGACCTGGCGGATCACTCGCGTGTTGCCACCGCTGCCGACGATCGTGGCGGTGGCCCCGGTGGTGTCAGTCGGGGACGCTGCGGAGTATTGCTCGTCGAATCCGATCAGCCCGCCGAGCGCGACCCCGCCGAACGACACGGAGACGTTTTGGGCAGATGGGATTGCGGTCATGGACCGTCTCCCATTCAGCCAGAGATCTTGAAGGTGGCCGTTCCCTTGACGAACTCACCGACGGCCCCGCCCTCTTCGACATCGGTGCAGAAGGCGTTGCCGGTGATCGCCAGCCCGGAGCATGAGATCGCGTACTTGGTGCCCTTGGTCGGGGGGTTCTTGCCCCAGTATTCCAGGCTGACTTCGTCGCCATCTTTGAGCGGCTCGGCCTGATACACCCGCAGCGAGTCGGCGGCCTGGGCGCAGTCCGAAACGTCGACGAGCGGGCGGGACTCTTTCCGCTTGATGTTCGTGCCGCGGAACTCGATGGAGTTGAAAGTGAACGTCAGCCCCTGCATCGTGTCGATCACTGCGGGCACTGCGGGCATTTCATTCTCTCCAGCGGATGAAGATTTGGATCTCGATCACGAAGTAGGACGGCAGATCCTGCCCATCGGTGAGGTAGACGGCCGTGCCGTCTCGATCACTCCCAACGTGCACGTGGTCGATGATGGCCCCATAGGCAGTGCCGGTGAAGTTCTGGACCGCACCGACGATGGCGTCGGCCACGGTCCGGGCCGATGTCCATGTGGACCCGCACACCTCGAGCGTGAACTCCCCATCCGCGAAGCCCGTCAGGCCGCTCGTCTGGAGTGGCCGCTCGGTCGATTCCCGGGAGGAGACGACGAACGGCAGGGCCGCGGATTCCGACACGGCCACCGGCCAGGCCAGAGCCCCGGCGGTGGTCTCGATCGTGGCCTTGAGCCATGCCTCGGGCGAACTCATTCAGCCTCCCCGGCCGGGTCGGCCTCGATCACGCCAGCGGCCAGGAGCTCGGCCAGGAGGGCGGCATCGACGAAGAGGGCATCGCCGGGTACGTAGGGGCCCCAGGGAGCGGTGAACTTGACGAGGATGGATTCCATGATGGATCTCCTGGTGGTCAGAGTGCGGCGCGGCGGGCTGCTTCCTGGGTGGCCCGCTCAAGGCTCACACCCATTTCGATTTCCATGTTCGACAGGATGCCGGACCGCTTGGAGGCGAGCGTGTCGCGGAGCATGTGCTTCGGGGGCATCGTGCCGGTGGAGCCCTGGCCAGCGCTGAAGGAGTTGCCCCGGATTCCCTTCCGGCGGCGCGGCTTGCTGCCTTGCTCGACGAGGACCGAGTGGTCCCCCTTCTGGTTCTTCTTCTTTCCCTTGCGGGAAAACCCGACGATGCCCATGGCGGTCCCGCGGAAAGCCTCCCCGCCTCCGCGGGAAACCTTGGTGCCGAACTTCACCACGGTCGTCACCGATCGCCGTAGGTTGCCGGTGGCCCCTCGCGGGGTCGCGGCCTTGAGCGCCGGCGTGAAGGGCTTGATCGATCGCCGGATAGCGGCCTTGAGGTGCTTCCGGGCCAGCGATCCAGGGAGCTTGGCAAACGCGCGGATCAGGTCGTCCAAGTCCCTGTTCGACTTGTCCGAAAAGAACGCAGAGAAGAACAGGCCAGGGGCGCTCATGTCTTTTTCTCCGCGGCCTGGATCGTCTGCTCGGGATCGGCGTCATCCCCGACGACCGAGGACACCACCAGGATCCGGCCGAGCCGGCTTTCCCACACGATCCGGGATGAACCGTCGAGGCCTGGGACCGATGGCACCACGATCAGGTAGGAGGCCTGCCCGGAGGTCTGGCCCTGGTCCTGGGATTCGCTGTAGCCGATCTGCTCGATCGATCCCCGGCGGCGGGCGATCTTCACCCAGGAGATCGAGGAGATCTCACCGACGGCGTTCCGCGTCTCGACGGGCCGCTCGAAACGGAAGGTGTGCGTCTTGTTGCCGGCGGCGGTGCGGTCGCCCATCAGTAGGCTCCGGTGATGGAGATCGACGCCAGGAGCGTCTCGATGCCCATGGGGAGCTCGTTGACGCTGCCGGGGACCACACCCTCGCGGTGCTTGAACCCGTGGGCGACGTAAAGCAGGATCACGGACTCGGCGGCGGGCTCGATCCGGCCGCCAGCGGGGGGCCCTGCCCAGAACGTCACCACGAGCGGGGCGTCATCGTCGAACGTCGGCCAGGTGGTGAACCGGATCACCGCCGGGGTGGAGTCGGAATCGATGGAGTAG